CCCCGTAGGCACATCTGGGCTGACTCACCGGTGCATTCGGCGATGCCGATGCTGTGGGAGATCGAACGTCTCACCCGGTTCGTGTTCGCCCAGATCGACTCCCGTCTGGTTTCGGCCGGTCTGCTGCCCATCCCGAAAGAGGCTTCGTTCGTTGACGAGGACGGGGAGGTCACCGGCGCGGAGGGACTGACCGATCACCTGTCCCGGGTCGGTTCGATGCACCTGAAAGGTGAGGGCACAGCCGCCGGTGTCATGCCGACGGTGGTGGAGATGCCCACCGACGCGCTCGGCAAGATCCAACTGATTCAGTTCACGTCTGAACTTTCTCAGCAGGCCCGGGAGCTTCGCCAGGAGGCCATCTCCCGGTTCGCGACGGCCATGGACTTTCCGCCAGAAGTGCTAGGCGGCACTGGAGGCACCAACCACTGGTCCGCGTGGCATATCGAAGAGTCGGCGGTGAAGATTCACATCGAGCCGTTGATGACCCGCATCTGTGACGCGCTGACCACCGCATATCTTCAGCCCGCATTGAAGCACCTTAAGGAAGACCCGGACCGGTTCATCTTCTGGTACGACACCGCTCCGCTGACCGTGCGGCCGGAGCGGTTGAAGGACACCTTGAACATGTACGAGAAGGGCCTGGTGTCCCGGGAGACTGTCCTCATCGAAGGCGATTACAAGATCACCGATGCGCCGTCGGAAGAGGAAGACCTGATGCGGTTCACCCGGGAACTGATGCTCCGGGATCCGAATCTTCTTCAGTCTCCTGCGGTCCGGAAAGCGGCGGGTTACACGGATGAGATCCTTCCACCGGATGCGCAAGTAGCTCCCGCAGCCGGTGCACCAGGGGCCGGTCCGCCTCCGCCACCTGCTCCACCAACAGGGATTCAGCCCACCGGACCTGCTCCTCTACCGCAAGGATCGACAGCGGAAGGTGCACCACCACCCGTGGAGGGTGAAGGGATGGTGGCGTCGGTGACGATGCCGCCATCAGTGACCACCTTCGTGGTCGCTAACGCAGTAGCACTTCGTGCTCTGGAAGTCGCGGGTAAACGGCTCCTGACCCGCAATCAGCGGGGCACTGTCGTGGGTGTGCAGCCAGAACTGTTGCACACCAGACTCAAAGTCGAGGGCCCGGAACATGCGGGCAAGCTCCTCGCTGGGGCGTGGGATCATCTGACCTCCCTGTCTATGCACATGGGCATTGAGGATGCGGACGTGACCGCGCTGCGCAACACCCTGGACGGGTATTGCACGCAGCGGCTGCTGAGCGCGAAACCCCACGACCCTATTGTACTCCGGGACGAGATGTTGCAGCGGGGGCTGCTCGATGTCCCGGTCGGCTGACGAGAACAGTCTCCTCGGCGTTGTCAACAGCGTCTTCCAGTCCTGGCTGCCCAAGGTTCGCGAGGCGGTGATGAGGCCGTGGCGGACCTACAAAGGAATGCCGGACCCGAGTGGTGTCTACACGGTGCCGTGGGAGACCGACACCATCCTCACCGAACTGGGCAAAATCTCCTTGTCGGCCTGGTCCCAGGCTTCCGATGTCCCCCCCGTGTCCCGGCACGCGTTTGTGATGGCGCAACTGGCCCAGACACAGAACTTTCTCGTCCGCATACCCGATGAGACCGCAGACCTGGTTTTCGCCGAGATCACCGATGCCATCAACGCGGGCAACGACACCGCGCAGGTGGCCGGGAGAGTGGAACGGATCTTGACATGGACAGGAAGCGAGTACTGGCCCCACCGTGCACGTGTCATCGCCATCACGGAGACCACCCGAGCGTATGGTGCCGCAACCCTTGCCGCAGGCATGGAACAGAGCCGAGTCACCGGGAGGCTGCTGCAGAAACGCTGGCGCTCGGAGGCCGACAGCAGGGTCCGCAGTACCCACCGAGGCGTTAACGGGCAGACGATCCCGTTGACCGCTATGTTCCAGGTCGGTCTGGACCTTATGCTTTTTCCGGGAGATCCCATGGCATCTGTGGACGAAGTGGCAGGCTGTCGGTGTGATCTTGAAATCGTGGATGGAGGGTAGCCATGGAAGTGGAGCATCTGTACCTTTCCACCGCCTGCCTTCACGAGTGCCACGATCAGTGTGGAACTGCGCAGCATGACCGAGGTGAACCAGGTCATCCGCATTGCAAGTTCTGTGACGCGGAATGTGTCTGCCCGTGCCACTGGGAGGAGACCCAGTAATGGTTGATCCGAACCCGGCTCGGGGTATGCCACTCCAGTTGCAGCGGTACTGGCTGGCAGGCAAAGGGGCAGCGAAGATCCGGTGGAACATGCCCGGAGATTTCCTTCGCTGCGTTCGTGCCCTGGCCGAATTTTTTCCAAAAGACCCCAAAGGTCTCTGCAACATTCTGCACACCAAGGCGACTGGCGGCCCTCCCGGGCACGGTAGTGCCGAAGTGCACCACTCCCTGGTGGCTGCAGCCGAGACGCTGATGGGGATGCAGGACCATCTGGGCCCGGTGTGGTGCGGGCCGTTGGCCCCCATCGGCCGTCCCACCATGGAACCGTTCAACACCCGTCTCTTCGAACCGGGTGCTCTCGGTGTTTCCCGTGTCGTGCCGATGCCGCTTGCCTGGCAGAAGGTACGCACCCGGGACGGTCACACCGGAGCAGTCACGGTGGCCCGCATTCTCGGCACCTCCATCGGCCCCGACCAGAACAACCAGGAATACCTGTGGGGCTGGGGTGACTGGCTCGACCCGGAGATCATTCCCGAGGTGGCAGCCGCCAGATATCTGGTCCAGCAGGGTGTCGCCGGAACCTCCCTGGACCCGGGTGGACCGGTACGCGGAACCATGAACCCGGAAACCGGTGTCGCGCACCTCATCGAATACGTGATGGGGGGAGCCACCCTGGTCAGCATTCCCGCGTTCTCCCCGATGCGTATTCGCGACCTAGGTGACGAGGACTACCTCGAAGACGACGACGACATGCCGTGGGAGTACGCCGAAGACGACGCCGACTGCGGTTGCGACGACTACGCGCTGACCGCTGCAGTGAACGCGAAAGGCTGGCAGGGACTGCCACTCGCGCCACGTGAAGCCGTGTTCGACAACGACGACGCGGTGAAGCGGATCACCCAGTGGTCGGCGCAGGGTGGCCAGATGCCCGACCCGAAGCTGCTGAACAAGATGTTCATGTGGCGGGACCAGTCGAAGTCACCCAGTGACCCGACCTCGTACCGGTTGCCGTTCGGGGACATCATCTCCGGTCAGCCCACCATGGTGTACCACGCGATCTATGCGGCAGCGGCACTGCTGTCCGGTGCCCACGGTGGCCTGCCCGACATTCCGGACGAGGAAAAGAACCATCTGCGGGGGGTCATTTCCGCGATCTACCCGGAGATGGCCAAGACATTCAACGACGCGAACATTCGCGCACCCTGGGACCGCCCAGCGGTACAAGAGGCGAGAGAAGACGGAGGTCAGTTCGCCATGGCAGATAAGGCTGAGCCGTACGGGGACGTGACCTACGCCGACCCCGGCTACCGCGACAACAAGAAGCGCTACCCGATCGACACCCCGGAGCACATCCGTGCAGCGTGGAGCTACATCAATGTCCCGGAGAACGCGGGAGAGTACACGCCGGAGCAGGTCAAAGCCATCAAGGCGAAGATCGTTGCGGCGGCGAAGAAGGCTGGTATCCAGATCTCCGAGCAGGCCAAGGGTGAGATGGCCGTCGACCTGACGTACCCGCCGAAGGCCTGGTTCGAGAAGCCGAGTCTGAACAAGCTCACGCCACTTGTAGTGGAGTCAAACGGTCGCGTCTACGGTCACCTGGCAGCCTGGGACACCTGCCACCGTGACGTGGGCATGAACTCGTGCGTGCTGGCCCCCCGCAGCAAGAAGGACTATGAACCGTTCCACCTCGGTACCGTATTCACGGCAGAGGGGGAGGCGGTCCGAGTTGGCAAGATCGTCATGGATACTCGTCATGCTGGTATCAACCTGGGTTACCGTGCCGCTGCAATCCACTACGACGACACCGGCGACGAAGTGGCGGTGGTACGTGCCTACGAAGACCAGTTCGGGCCGGTCCTGGCCGGTGCGGTTGTACCTGAAGCGGACGAGCGGAAAGTTGCGAAGCTACGTCGTTCGCCGCTCTCGGGTGACTGGCGGGCGCTGGACGGCAACCTGGAGCTTACGGCGGCACTGGCGGTTAACGTCCCCGCTTTTCCGGTCTTCGCCATGGACGGGGACGACCGGCTAGCCCTGGTCGCCGCAGGCACTGTGATCGCAGACCCGGACATCGAGTTCGAGGAACTGGACGCCGAGGAGCAGGAGTACGGCATGAGCGAGGAACAGGAAGATCTTGCCTGGGAGATGAGGGCTGTGATCGACGACCACGAGCAGTGGAACCAGTGGCGGCGTGCGAAGGACCTGTACGAGTTCGCGACGGCGACCGGGCAGGAAGGTGTCGTCGACCCGGGCGAAGATCCTCTGTATGGTGATCAGGCAATCCTGTCCCGGCAGATGGACACCGCAGCCCCGTACCAGGTAACGGAAGACACCGGAAAGGGCACGGTTCCAACCCCGGTCGCGTAGATGAGGTAACAGGTGGGCGCAGGTAGCGCATGGGGTAGCAGAGAGGAACTGCTGCACCCTCGCGACAGTCACGGCCGTTTCCGCAACTCGTGGAAGATGGCCGAAGGTGTCGTGAACAAGATCATGGCGCTGCTGGACAAGTTCAACCCGCGCACCTTCACCTCGGACGCTGAAGCCCAGAACTATGTTCACTCGGTGTCCCGGTCCGACCGGACACTCGCCAACCGGAAACCGGCCATCGACCGGTTTCTGCGTGGCTTCTCCCAGGTCAACGCGAAACTACAGGCCGGAGACACTTCCGATCCGGATGTGAAGACCATCGACGCAGCCATGAAACCGCTGCCCGATGATCTGATCCTGTCCAGGACGATGAGCCCCGAATCGTTCGGGTTGTCTGCGGAGAACATCGGCCAGATCGAAGAACTGACCGGCAAACTGGTCACCAGTAAGGGTTACACGTCCACCAACATCGGCACCCCGTACCCGCGCCGCCCCGGCACGGTCACCATGACGATCGCCGCTCCGGCCGGTACCAAGGGCATCATCCCCAATACGTCCCAGCCGTCCAAGGAGATCATCCTAGGACGGGATCAGCCGCTGCGGATTACCAAGGTTGATCCTGACGGTCAGGGCGGATTCAACATCCTCGCCGTCGCCACCGGGGATTCCGAAGGGCAGACCCCGGTCGATATCGCCAAGGCGGTACCCGATGAGGCCGTCCCGGAGAACGCCCCTGACGTTGTTCCTGCGCCGCCTGGGGTTGAAATGCCTGCTCGCAGTGTTCCAGGGGGCCCGGGACGTCCGCCCGGTCCTGGACCCGGGGAGCGTAACGACGGACACGTCGGGGTCGTAGGACAGGGCGCTGCACCGGGCCAGGAGCAGCCGGTCAACCCGGACCTGCCGGATGTGCCGGAGGCTGGCACCGATCCGCGTTCCACGTTCCGGGAGGCGTTCGACAACGCAGACCTGCAAGTCCCGGCCGAGGGACCACGCCGGAAGAAGTTCCTTGACGTCTACAACGGTGTCGCCAGAGGAAAGATGACCCCGCAGGAGGGGGTATCGGAACTCGATAACGACATCTCCATGAACCGGAAGATCCTGGCCTCCGATCAGGCTGACGGCACCGACTCCGGGTCACTGAAATCTGACATCGCCCGCCAGGAAGGGCTCCGTGACCTGATCAAGGAGCATTTCAACTTCACCGGCCGCAAGGAATTCAAGGCCCCGGTGGCAAAGAAGGCAACCCCGCGTACGGCACCTCCGTCGCAGGAGACGGTTCGCAAGCGTGCAGAGGCGGCGAAGAAAGTCGCGGCGAAGGCAGCAGTGCCTTCCCAGGCTGAGGCTGCCGCCGTTCCCCGTGTGCAGGAACCGGCTATCGGGGTGCTGAAGCACAACGCTGCAAACAAGGCCTGGGACGAGCACGAGATCAGTGACCCGGATGTGAGGGGTGAGGTCACTTCGATCCGGGAGGACTGGGACAACAAGAAACTCACCCAGGCACAGGTGGACCGCAAACTCCAGGATCTGATCAATCATTACGCGGAGCGGGAAACTGACGCCCTGGAGGCGAATGATCACCGGGAAAGTGGCCGTCTGTCCCGGGTCACTGAGGAACTTGCCGACCTGAAAACCGGGCTGAGGGACTCGCAGAACCCGGTTTCCATCGACCGGGAACGTCGCGCTTTCCACGAAGAAGCTATCAAATCAGCACAAAGAGCTCGAGGTGGGGCAAAAGCCGCACCAGCAGCTAGCCCTGCTGACCGTGCCGCGCTGCCCCGTAAACGGGCCCGGCAGATGGAGGTCCGTCCGCAACGGAAGGCGGCGGCAGTACCCGCCAAGAAGGCTGCTACACCAGTGGCGAAAGCCGCACCGGAGCAGGGCGCCGACATCGACAAGATGACCATCGCCCAGTTGCGGGAGGAAGCCAAACGCCAAAAACGCAAGATCCCGTCGAACCTGCGGCGTAAAGCTGACATCGCAGCATTCCTGAAGGGCGAAAGCGGAGGCGGCAAAGAAGGCAACGTCCGGGATCTGTCCGACGCGGACCTGCTCAAGCAGTTCGAGGCAGAGATCGCGAAAGATGCCCCCGATGAGTCGGTGATGAAACGTCTCGGCGATGAACTGGACCGCCGGGACGGTGAGGGCAACGTCAAGGGCTTCAGTGACGATGACCTGCTGAAGCGATTCCAGGACGAGATCGGTAAAGACAACCCTGACGAGAAGGTCCTCAAGCAACTCAACGACGAACTGAAAAGTCGTGAAGGTGCACCGGCCAAGAAGGCTGCACCGGCGAAGAAAGCTGCCCGGCGGGCACCGCAGATCCCGGCGGAAGACCTGTCCGACCGGGCCCTGCTGTCCCGGTTCCGGGCAGAGATTGGCAAAGATGACCCGGATGAGGCCCGGCTGAAGGAACTCGGTGACGAACTGGACCGCCGTGACGCGATCCGTAACGCACCGAAAGTGGCGAAGAAGGCCGCCCCCCGCCGCAACCGGAAACCGGCCGGGGACTTCACCGACGAAAAGCTGGAAGAGGAATTTCAGAAGGAGATCGACCGGGACGACCTGGACGAGGCCCGGGTCAAGGAACTCGGTGACGAGCTTGACAAGCGTGACGCGAAACGTGCCGA